ATGAAAATACTTATCACTGGTGCCGCAGGCTTTATCGGATTTCATCTCTCACGACGACTCTTAAAGGATAATCACCAGATCGTTGGGCTCGACAACTTCAACGATTACTACGATGTCAATCTGAAAAAAGACAGAATAAAGCTGATCGATTCAAATCCCAACTTCAAACTGGTAAAGATCAATCTGGAAGATTCTGAAGCGATCAATTCTCTCTTCACTGAAGAAAAATTTGATGCGGTTGTCAACCTTGCAGCACAGGCCGGTGTCCGTTATTCCATTGAGAATCCCCGCGCTTACATAGACTCAAACATGATCGGCTTTTTCAACCTATTGGAAAACTGCCGTCACAATAAAGTTGGTCACCTGCTATATGCATCATCCAGTTCGGTTTATGGTTTAAATAAGACTGAGCCCTTCTCTGTGACCGACAACGTTGATCATCCGATTTCTCTATATGCTGCGACTAAGAAATCCAATGAATTGATGGCCCATACCTATTCCCATCTTTTCGGTTTACCAACAACCGGTTTGAGGTTCTTTACGGTTTATGGTCCTTGGGGTCGTCCAGACATGGCACTGGCGAAGTTCAGCCGAGCCATCCATCACGACGAACCCTTGATGCTTTTCAATTACGGTGACATGCAACGCGACTTCACTTACGTCGATGATATTGTTGAAGGCATAACAAAACTTATCCCTGTTATTCCTGAAGGAAACCCAGATTGGGATGGTAAAAATCCCGATCCGAGTAGCAGTCTTGCTCCCTATCGTCTCCACAACATTGGAGCCGGCAATCCTGTTCGACTGGATACGTACTTGCATTATATCGAAGAATACCTTGGTAAAAAGGCTATTGTTAAGCGTGTTGAAATGCAACCTGGCGATGTTCCTAGCACTTCCAGCAACGTTGACAGCCTTCATGAAGCGACCGGCTATAAGCCTTCTATCAAAGTCAAGGAAGGCATTAAAGCTTATGTAGAATGGTTCAGAGAGTACTATCTGGAGGGGAACCGTCCAATTCCGAAAATGTGAGGTTATTTTATCAAAGCGTCATAGAATGTCAAACCGTTACCTGTTAATTCTGCTGATTGCCTTTCTTTTGTTTCCGGCACTTTCTATTGCAGCAGATATCCAATACAATCATCCCGTATATACTTATTCTTGAAAGATGCGAACTACAAAGTTTTACAAATCATTCGTTATCACATTCCAAACCTTATAGCCGTTTAACTGTTGCCAAAAACCTCGTTGAGATATATGGAAACAGAAATCAACTCAGCCGTATTGAAAAAGACCTTCTGGAAAGATATCTATACGAATTCTCGGATGATATCGAAAGAGTATCACCCGGCTTTATTTCAGAAAAACCTTTCATTCCTATATGGGGATCCATGAGTAATTTGGAACTCCTGCAGAAATATGGTTTATTTCAAAACCGTCGCAACATTGCTTCTTATACAGGTAAAGATCGCAAAGTCTTTGCCAATACTATCGGAGGGTTTGACTACACTTCTAAACTCTTCAACGAGTATAGCACTGAGTCTGGTACACAACTGGTTAGCAGTAATGGATTTTCTGCTCGAGCGTGTATAAAAAAAATGGATTTTGCTGGATGGACCTCTGAGAATCAGATGTCGGGCGACGCTAAATTTATTGATAGAGACCGTTTCCCTTACAAGTTATAGAGAAGGTAAAACTGACCAGTATGATTTTACGAAACGGAAACCAGTGTCAGCGAATACTGGGTGAACCATACGGTAGACTATAAATCGTCTACACCTGATTATGACGATACAGGACTGGAATGGTGGGTTTCACTCTTCTGGCATCCGGTCCGTTAAGAGTTAAGGCCTCTGGAAATGCCTCGGCATATGTTGCCTCGGTGTCCGTTGTGCATTACCTTTGGCGTTGCTGAAGGGTATAAAACTTCAGCGAAAAATATGGAATTAAGCCGTTATTGCTAATTCCCCTTCGATGGTTAGGGGAGGTGACCGAGTGGCTTAAGGTGCTCGCCTGCTAAGCGAGTGTGCGTTCGCGCGTACCGAGGGTTCGAATCCCTCCCTCCCCGCTGTTATTATTATACTTAGCCCTGTATTATGCAGGGCATTTTTATTTATGTATAGTCACCATGGTTCTATTGTGGTTCTACTGGGTAGTTTAAATGATGTACATCTTCCCGTTGACTCTCCATTTTCAATCCTTTAATGATTATGAATTCTTGAATATTGTAAGTTAATTCTTAACTTCTTATATTCTCGGTCAGGGATAAAGCATTCATTTTTAATATAGGCGAAGTGAAAGGGTGAGGACTCTGTCGTTTCGCCCTTTTCTTGTTAGGGATAAGAATGGAAATTTTGAAAAAACTGAATAGGAATAAAGAAAAGGAATTGAATCTGAAGAAGTGGGAGGCTTATTACCAATATGGCCATAAGGTAATGGATGAGTATATCGATATGTTTGTAAAGCAGGATGAAAAGATTAACTCCCTCCTTCTGTTTCATTCTATAGTAATCGTCTTATTGTCTTTATTGATTAGTGTTGTTGTAAAAAACATTCAAGATTCTTGTATGGTAATAAATGTGTTACTAGCCTTTACTGTCTTTGGAACATTGATTTTAGAATTGGTTTGTATTCATAAGCTATTATTAGGTGTTTCGTATAAAGAGATAGAACAGAATAATAATAACCGCGATAAAATGTGTGAATATTGGGAAAATAATGATCTTGAAAGTATTTACTGCGTTCGTGGGAATGATGCACTGAATAGCGCAAAAAGGAATGAAAAGGCTGCTGGGGAAAAAATAAAAATAATAGGTTCCTCGATTGAATTAAGTAAGAAATCGGTTATTTTATTGATCATAATTGCATCGTTATTATTTGTTCAAACAGGAGAGAGAATAATGTTTTCTGACGACACAAAATCCAGTGGTGATGGAAATGGTCCGGGTGGGAATGTGGTGAACCGTGGTATGATAAAAGAAGGTGAAGATCGTTCGACACCAACACCTCCGCCACCCCCACAATCAAATGAGTCAGGTGATAGTTCGAAAACGGAAAAATAATTATGTTTTCAGAAAAAAAACAAGTAATTCTGACGAGAGTCCTGGTCCAAATCCCGTTAAACGTGATAAGATAAATGAGGAAAAGAAATTGCCGTCTAATAAACCTCAGTTACCTAAGAATACTGATTCTGAAAAAGACAAATACAAGGAGTAGTTATGTTTGCTGATGATAATAATAAAGATGGCGAAAAGGTTAACGCTTCGGGCCCTGGGGGAAAAACTGTAAATAGAAGTAAGGTAATACTTGAATGTATGAAAAGTCCGACTTCAACTATATATAAAAAAGAATCTAAAATTACTCCAAAAAATGAACCTGAAGATATTCAGAAGAAAGATGAAAGTTAAATTCTGTATATTACTATTTAAAGTTAAACCCGACTCTTTAGTCGGGTTTTTTATTGCCTTCTTTTGGCTGTTTATGCGGCCAGTGCGATTGACCAGTGTGTGAAAACGTTTGATTTTTCTGGTAAAGAAAAGAAAGTCCTCACTGACAAGGTGGCTGGATTATTGTATAACGATTATGAACACTATATTGAATTTGAACCGTCGGATGAAGAGGTTGAATATCAGGCTATTCAATATGCCCGTAACATTCTTAATTCCTGTGATTAAAAAATTCAGGATGAACTCGATGATATTTACGGTCGCAATGGAGATCCAGAAACGTCAGACTGATACTGATTCTTTTTGACTCTCCATTTTCAAAGCTTTAATGATTATGAATTCTTGAATATTGTATAGTTAATTCTTAACGTCTTATATTTTCGATCAGGGATAAAGCATTTTTTTATATGGGCGAAGTGATAAGGGTGAGGACTCTGTCGTTTCGCCCTTTTGGTTGGAGGGAATAGTGATTGATTTGGTTACTACAGAGAGACTAGTGGAAGCGATTGTACCGGCTGTGGACATTGATAAGTATTATTGGTTTCATTCGACAGTCGCCCAGGTTGTTGCAGGTCTGTTGGCTTTTCTTGGAGCTATTTTCTTTTATGCAAACAGGAACGAGGCGGACACAACGCAAAATGTAAAAGGGGAACTTTATAAAACAGTTGTAGATCATCTTCCCGATTCAATAAGGTCTGACTTTCGTGATATGACTGCAGGATTTATTCTTGCATATATGTCTGGAAAGCATATTTGCAGTCAACTGAAAGGTTTCATGGATAAAATTGACCTTAATGATGAAAACCATACAGATGCCACAAAAAAAATACTTGTGCAATATATTGCAATGACGCAAGCCCAAGAATATAGAACTCATGTAAAAATCCCGTTCATACTAATAATTGCTTTGGAGATATTATCTATAGTATGTTTGATGTTACCAGTTAAGGATTTCATGTTTACTAATAACAATTATTTTATTTATTTAACTTATACAACGAGTCTTATGTTGATTGTTTTTATATCTATCTCCTTTGTATTTCTTGCTAAAAGCGTATATGGATATGAAAAATGAAACCCGGTCACTTGACCGGGTTTTGTTATATATGGCAGAAAGTGGTAGTTTTAGGAATTAGTAGTTTATGTGGGTGTGGATTATTTATTACCAGCGAGCTGCATAATATTGGTCATTGGAACAGTCGAGTAGAAAATGTTTCTTCTCTCATAAATTCGGTTGCGGATTTCTTTGTATTTAGTAAGTTGATCGCCATTCGAAACAGCGATTCTCACTTTAACTACTTTAGCGTTAGTAGGTTTTTCCGTTTTGTTATCCATTTTTTTGTCCATCCTTTGGTGCCGCTGGGGCCGCAAGTTTATCGTAGGCTTTAAGCGCATCCAATAATATGTATAGCGCATCAGCGTACATAAATCCAAGGCTTACATCAACACTTGGGTTAAAAATATTAACGTTCTTTGAGTCAACAATCAAAAAACCATGAAGAGTCGCTACGTTCTTATCTATAAGTCTTATCGGCCAAACAAGCGTAGAGCTGAAGGGGCGCTTGCTAATATTGCTACCTATCCAAGAGCTCTTGAAGGTACCGTTTTTAAGATCATCCTTGATATCATTATTAAGATAGTATACAAATTCATCACTTGAAATAACTTCTTTCATGTCAGTGTTATCTGATAATTTTACTGTTTTGCCATTCTTTTGTTCCCTTGGGACTCTTAAGAATGTATCTACTAACAAGTTTGGGTCTTTTGGTGAAATATCCTTGATAGTTAAAGTCGCGTTTTTGTTGTTTTTTACGTAAACATGCTTGATAATGACCCTTACATCGTTTCCAGTAATATGTTTCATTACCCTGTGCCATGCATGAAGAGAATCTAGAGAAGCAAGAACTGATTCTTCTGTGCTTTTTCCGTTCGCTCGTAGCTCGGCTATTGAATTTCTTATATGGTGGATAGCTAAATGGATATCATTTGCAACCTCTGCTACTCTGGCTTTTCTTTTCAGTGTGTTATGGGTTGCAACAAAAGTATCATTAAAATTCTTTGTTAGGCTTTCTATCCGTTCATCAAGCAATTTAGTATACTCTTGAGATAGCCTTTCTGATTCTTTTGCATACTCTTCAGATTTTCTATCGTGTTCTTTCCTTGTAGTGTCAATTGTTTTTTGAAACTCTTCTTTGGTGTCTTTGAGGTCTTTGGAATAGTTTTCTGATATGCCTTTTATTTCATAAGCAAATAATTCGCCCTGTGTTTTTAATGTCGCTTGGTAGTTTTTTAAGGTTGAATTCCACCTGATGGCTTTTTGGCGAAGTGATAAGAAAAAAACGACTGCTGAACCAAAAATAATCAATCCCCAAAATATGTTAATAATCCTAAAATCAATAAACTCCATTGCCTTTAACTGTAAGAGTAGCCCAATTACTCCTACTGAAAGCCCTGAACTTGAAATAATTAAAGATGTGTTTTCTTTGGTTGGTAATTTGCTAGTTTCAGAAATAGCTTTATTATCCGCCACTTTCCCTCCCCAGTGAATTGACGGTTTGTGAAATCCAATATTGTGAAATCTTTCCCACTCATTAAACCAAAGTCTAACATTTTCTATTATTGTATGCAACAATTATTTACTCGATCATATAAATTGTTCAGTTTCCAAGAGTACGGGAGGTGGTGATTAATTATCGGCGAAAATTCTGGTGAGAATTTCTCCAAATGACCACTCCTGAAGGTGTTAAGGAAATATTATCGATGTATCCAGGTTTCGCTAGACCCGGCCAGGTGGCCGGGTTTGTTGTTTGTGTCAGTTATTCCATCAATCCTGCAGCGACTAAAGCGTCACGGATAGCGTCGATTGACGCGGCCAGGGTTGCCAGGCTGGAATCGTCAGCGTCGGTAACATTGGCTGCAACGTTGTTAGAGATTTGATGCCAGTCGCCAGCGCCTGTAGCAGTACAAGTGTATATGGTTGTTTCGCCAGCGTCATAGGTTTGGCTGTCCAATGGGGCAAGGGTTACGTTCGCATTTGTTTTGGATACTACTTCCCACTCCCCGTTGTAACGTGACGCTGTAGTTTCGGCATCGTCGGCATAACCTGAAATTGTTACTTTCTTATCAGCAACTAGGTTTGAATTTTCGATATTAAGTGTGATATTGCCGGTTGCGTCTGCAACGGTAAAATCGCCGGTGTAGATATACTGTCCGTTTTGTGATAATGCGATGTAGCATTTGTCGGCTGCGGAATTAATCGCGATTTCTCCATAATGATGTGGGTTGGTAATGTCGGGCGTGATTGACCTTGTTCCTGACTGAGCAATAGGCTGCCAGTCATTGATAATGATTGTATTTCCGGACGCTGCGTCTCCTGTAATTTCATCACCAAGAGTAATGGTTGAAGTTGTCAGATTGGTAATTTCGCTGAAGAAGTAATCCCCTGAATCAAGTAAAACTGCAGCTAGCATCCCACCTTTGACTGACGACACTGAGTTGATGGATAAAACTGTATCGCCGGTGGTTGCACCGCCGGAAAGAGATTTTGAAAGATATCTGGACTGCATCCAGGCATAAGCTTCGCCTCGCCCAGGTGCACCATTAAAGGCTATTGTCCCTTCAGGATATATCTCGTTCTCAGGCGGTTGGTTTACTCTGAATGAATTGGGGATGTAATTTGAATTTGTTGGTAGGGTAAATGCAAACGTGTGATTGCTTACCGAATAGACTGAAAATCCCCGTAATCTGAAATCCCCGGTTGATGGTCGCTGAATGATTAGTCGAATAGATTTGACGTTGTCAGCGACAGTGAACTGTGTATTTTTTAAATTACTGAACGATGATCTGAATGCACCGCCAAAATTAGTTGTGGATGCAAATTTTGATTCACCAGATTTTATTCCTCGGATATGATTTCCGGTCGCAGGGTCAAGAATATTGGCGGTAGAAGGATCTGCACCGTCGAGCGCCTGAATAACAATATATCCACCGGTTCCTAATACAATATCCCTGGACACGATGAATGTCTTAGCCGTTTCAGTGTTGACAAAAATTGCCGGGCAATCGTTGTTGCTAAAATCTACTCCATCATCGTATTTGATCGCAGTGCTGCGGAATTCCGTATAGGAATATGCGTCGCCGGATCGTGCACGCATTAGTCCAGGAATGTACTGGTAATTGTTGTCGCCGGCATATTGAATAATCTTGTTTTGCAGTTCCGAAATTGAAAAGACCGGCAGTATTTGTGTTGGTTCAGTAAGTTTACTGACCGTATTCCCGGCAAAACTCGATTCGTCCAGAATAGTGGGCTCGCCATAATCCAGCTCGACCTGGTTGTTGTATGATTCCCCGAGTGTGTGCATGGTTGGCGAGTCGTTTCCTTCATCACGGATGTTGAAATAGTTGTAACCGCCAGAAAGAATTTTAATCGGTAGGCAATCACCGGTAGTATATGAATCTCCCAAATCGATTGATTGATTAAAAAAGTTGTTTCCGTTATTGGTATAACAATAGGGAATTCCCGAGGCTGTCGGACCTTCGCAGGTGATGAGAATGCCGATACGATCCGATGTGCTGTGGAGCGGGATATTTCCGCAGAAAATGCGTCCACCATGAATGTGATTTTGGTTGCACCATCCGAACGACTTGATCAATGCACCGCGTGTGGCGCCCGTTGTGATTTCTCCAATCAGGACGATTTGGGTACTTGATGGGACGCTATCAATCTCGTATAGCCCATCCTCACTGTCATTTGGCAAAAGCCCAAGTGTTCGGGCGTTACTGCCTATATCGTCGGTCGTGAATCCGTGATCGGTGAGGGTTGTGATTGTGGTTTTCCCGTCGGCGTAATTTATTGTGGCGGTTGCTAAATCGCTGGTAATTCCATCGGCGGTGAGTTTTATTCCAATGTAGTTATTACTGATAAGTCCATGTTTTAGATTGGAGTTGATGAGTCCACGTGTATAACCGACCGCTTCAATTCCGACTGTAAAGCCTGTTACCTGATTCACCACAACTTCGCATTCTGCTAAATTTTGAAGTTTAACACCGACACATGCTTGTGATGTCCAGTCAGATTGAATTACCCGAATTGCTCCAGCCAGATGGTATATTTTATGCCTGGAGTTGTCGTCCTGATCACCAACCACGAGCGACGTTGTGTTGCTAGTGCCGGTAAAAATAATCGGTGATAACTGTTCAACGTCAATATTTCCCGAAATGGTGACTGTTGATCCGCACGGAATACCATCAATTTTATTAAGCGAAGAATAGGTCAGTCCTGCATCAAATAAAATTGATGTATCTGTTGTGGTGTCGGTTATGGCCGTTATCTGCCCGACGTGAACATCTGAGTCCGAATCGGTGATCGTTATCCATTGACCTACAACTGCATTTTCAATTTTGACCGGGATGCGAACTTTGGTGTTGTACGCGACCGGAACATTAGTCGCCAAGTCAACCTCTAGGTCAGGATTTCCAACATGGGGAATGAATAACTTTTTTCCTGTCAATGCCGCTGCCTGGGCGGCCATGTTTAACGCATCGCTGTTGTCGGTTAAAATGTCCAGTCCGAACCATAGGGCATTGATGTGGTCGGCATTGTAGATTTTTGGAGGGACAGTGCAATCGAATAGCTGATGGTCTCCGTTTAGTTTGCCGAAAAACCGAATATTGGAAAGATCGCCGTTAAGTATTCCTTCACCTTCAATTTTGACCGCGACGTTGGCGGGAATAGTGATCGTGTCGGCTGATGTTAAAGCTATCGATTTGCTAATAACGATCTGTGCTGGATTGGTAGCAATTTCGGAAATGGCTGTTTCAAGGGCAGATTTCGATCCGACCAGGCGATGACTTGCTGATGCGACTTCCTCGTGCATAACCAACGGTGAGTTACTGCCATCGGCGTTTTCGCCTCGATGGTTGTGGTTGTTTAGTGCATTTAGAAAATCGGGTGTGACAATATCGTTGTTGTTTAAAGTTGTTTTTGCCATGATTGGAACTCCAGATAATAGCGTTATCAGAATCCCGAACATTATTTGCTTCATAACTCCTCCAGGTGATTACCTGAATATAATGCCCGGTTAATATTTCAAAAGGGTGTCGTCCCCGAGTTTTTTAGTTGGGGATCTGTGTTTTATGTCTCCAGGTAAGTAAATGACAGATCAATGTGTCCAGGTGTAAGGCGCGTGCAAATATCTTCAACAGCCTGGACTGCGTTGTAGGTGACAAGTTTATCACCTGCACGGCTGACTCCTGCGCGGAAAACAACCACCGGTGATGAGTGCTGAACGTGAATGATTCGTTTGCCTGGTAACGGTGATTCAATGGTGATCGTATATCCTAGTTCTGCGAGATAGCTGATCAGGTAAGCGTCTGTCGGGTCGACCTGCTCTCGCGTTTGCATGACTATACGTTTGCGATAGATTTCGTCGGTCTCATCGTCATATTGTTTAACGCCGGTTCGATCTGCCCAGGGTATCAGATTGTCGGCGATTTCAGGAAACGATTCATTCCGAATCTCTTCAACCGCATCGCTGAACCGTTTCGGTTCCTGGGCGAATGCATCCACAAGATTTTGCATGGTTGCTGATTCGCGAAGTTGTGTCCAGAGTAATCCTTTTGGGAATAGCTGCCAGATCATTGATGCATAATCACCTGCACTGTATCTATTTTGGAATTGATTCATGTGAAAAACCTTTTTAATGTCACCGATAACGTTTCATCACCGGTGTCGACTGGTATCCCCTCTCGACTGGTATCCCCTACGACAAGTGGTCCTACTCCAGTGGTGGTCCACCACGACATGTGTACCTTAACCCCCACAACTCGTAACCCTTCCCACTGGGTGCCCTACCCTTTAAAACGGCATATCGTCGTCGTCGGCTGAACCGAACGAACCGTCATCCTGTTGACCGCCTTGCGGCTGATGAGTCTGCTGTGACTGTTGTTTCGGTTTCTGATCATTCTTCGCCGGGTGGTTGTCCTGGCTGCCGGATCCGCGAGTGCTTAAAAACTGGAAAGACTTTACAACGATGTCAGTCGCATATCGTTTCTGGCCGTCCTGCCCTTCCCATGATCGATAATGAAGTTTGCCTTCGACGTAGATTTTTGAACCTTTCGCCAGGTACTCGTTGACGACTTCGGCGGAACGGTTCCAGAATACCAAGTTGTGCCATTCGGTCTGTTCCTGTTTATTACCCTGTTTGTCGGTCCAGTGCTCGGTTGTTGCAACAGTAACCTTGGCGACTGCCGCACCGTTGGGCGTGTGTGTCAGCTCAGGATCCTTCCCAAGGTTCCCGATTAGAATTACTTTATTGACCATTATTCCACCCAGGTTAGTGATGTGAGGACAACTATCTGTCCGGCAGACAGGCTGATGTCGTTTTCGCCGTGATCGGTATGTTCGCCGGTGCCATCGTTCCAGTTCACCGTCACATTGTCGACGGTGTACGAGCGAACTCCTGCCTGTTGGAATGCCTGATGAATTACGCTGAATGGCATGTAGTCGCCAGGTGTGACTTTGTCAAAAATCAACTCTTGAATATTTTCACGGATCGTCGTTTTTGTATCGTCGTCCAGATCCTCGACAGGGTGAACTGTCAGTGAAAGTGATACCTGCGAGAGAGTGATCATGGTCAGTGATGCCGCGCCCGGCATTCTGGACGAATCTTCGATGTACGCCTGAACGGTGTTGCGAAGTGTCGCTGATGGAATCGGATTTGTACCGGTGGCGGCAAATGAAAGTCCAATCGTTCCGGCGCCAGAGTACGCTCGATACGCCCAGGCTTTACGAACGCCACTGACCGATTCAGCCCAACGTTCATAGTCGGATAGATTTCCGATTTCAGTTGCACCGGTTTGTTGATCTTTAACAATTCGTGCTACCAGGGACGTGTCGCTTTCCAGATCGGCACCGCCAGAAATGCCGTCACTTTCGATCGTGGCATCATTGTCGACTCCGGCAATTGGTGAAACTAGCGAGAGGATTCCTGAATCGACGTTTCCGTCGAGTCCAGCAACCGATGCTTCAACGTCAACGGCAATCGAACCACCTGCAGGAATGGTGACCTCGTTCGCGGTTTTATAATCGGTGTTGTCTGATCGCTGAAAAACCGTATCAACTGGAATGACCGACGCTGCTGTCCCGGTGATTAAAATTGATCCGGATGCGTAGGCAGCTGGTTTTCGTGTTAACGGTGAAACCTCTTCGTGTGGTGTGATATCACCGGCAGTTTTAACAAAGATTTCTTTTTCCAGTTGCGCGAGAACACCATAAAGGATGTGGAATAGTCCAGCGTAGACCGCCACAAAAACTTGAATCAGTGCGTTTTGAAATATGGATGAAGTACCGGACAGACGACTTGTAAAATCGTTGCCGATCCGCGTTTTAAGTTCGTTTTTTGTAGGTCGAGTGAATGCCATTATTCGCTACTCCCTGAAAGTGATGCCGACATTGTGTCCCATTTCAGATTAAAATTATAAAGCAGTTCCGATGTTGTCTGGCTGCTGGCTGTTGACCTCTTCCCTGTCCGGCTGATCCCAATTGTGAAGTTCAGCTTTTCAAGGTTTGATGAATCGCGAGAAACAGTGATTGTGACCTTGCTACAAAGTTTCCGGTTGACCATCCATTTGAGAGCGTCCTCAGCGTATTGTGTAAAGAGTGCGATGTTGTTTTCGGTCAACTTCGCTCGTTCCAATAGCCACAATTTTGAACCGATGGGCTCGCTGAATAATTCATCAGCCCACCATCCACGACGGTCTGAATTATTTCCCGGAAGCGGATCGTCAGTCGATGCTTGACGGTCGGTAAACAGACTGATCAGAATCGCGGTCAGGATGCCGTCGTCCTGGCTAAAATCGCCGTCAGTGATTTCGATATCGAAGCCAGCAGGATCTACCAGGTTTATTTTTATGTCGCCAGAGAAACTCATGATTTGGCAAATACCTTTGTTGAATTTTCTGTGATTGGTCCGCCACCGGACGGAGCAAGTGAATGTCCAGTCGCAACTCCGGTAAGTGGATCGCCGGTGCAATCACCACCCAAGTGAACCTCATCCGCGTTCAAAATTGCTTTGGCAGTGTTGACATTAACTGCGTTTTCTGATTCGATATCGATTTCGCCACCGGATTTTAACAGAATAAATGATCCGCGTTTGTCGTAAACTGCGACATCGCCTTCTGACATTTCTTTTTTCCGGAAACTGAAATCTTCAACAGCTATGACAACCTCTTTACCGTCGAGATTAATCACAATGCAACTGGCATCTTTTCCCGGAACTGAAGTGAAACCGTACTGCTGTATTCGGGTCAGCGATGAGCGTAAACCTTTCCCAAAAAGTTTTACCCTAACTTTTTGAACTGGATCATTATCGTTGACCTGTTCAATTGTTCCAGTGCTGAAAAGATTTTTTATTTTATCTAAAATGTCTGAGAGCATTACCAGGATTCTTCTTTGATTTCGACTTCAGGTTTGAATTGGAAGGCATCCGGACGAACGAGTGTTAATTGTGTTTCAGATCCTTCGTTGAATTTTTTGAACATCCGTTTTGCGATCAATCTGTCCGTGTCGAGTCCAAGTGCTGGAATGACCGTTCGGGCGAGTGTGTTATATTTCCAGAGTGAACCGTCGGGTTGGGTAAATCCAGGAATCGAAACAGATATTTCTCTTGATTTTGCCGCTCGGATATTTGTCTCCCAATTTGCCCGTTCTTGCGCATAATCCTGGGTAATCCCGCTGACCTGTAGAATTTTCGGTCGATGGCGTTTTATGTCAGGATCCTTCGTGCTGGCTGAGATTTCCTCGCTACTTGAAAAGTCGTCGCTGTTGGCTTTACCCTTGATAATGATCTCAGAGAAACGGCTGTCGCGTCTGTTTTTCTCCTCAATCTTTTTGATGTTCTGTCCATAGACTAAATCGGCTGATCGTCCGAAACTGCCAGGTGTAGTCAGAAAAATATTTTTATGAACACCTGCAATGGGTAAAATCATCCTGCGTTTACATGCGTGGGTAATTGCATCCCATGGTGACCAAGTCGGCATCGTTACGATGGATGCAAATGGTTCCCCTATAGTCGCCGGTGCATTACTGATCAGGAGTTCAAAGTCGTAGGGTTCAATCAATTGCTGAATAAACGCATCTAGTTTTATGTTGTTGAATTCATGTTTATCGCTGTCGATTGAACTATCTATCAAGTCGGCTGCATGGCTGCGACCCATGACGGTGACTGAACTTTCAGATCCTTGAATTAGCGGATTGATTAGATCGATATAACCGATCAAAACCTGCTCGTTGTTGATCACAATTGAACATGGTTCATCGGTATTTAAGGCGTTGCAAATTGCCTCGAGTTGACTGGTTTGCGTTCGTAATACAAATGTTCCGGCCAGGCTGTCAATCGCATGTGTGACCTGAACCATATCCCAACCGGTGATCACTTTGCCGTTTATCCTGAACTCGATTTTAGTCAGCATGATTGACCACCTCGAGTTCAACAGCCGGTTGAATAAATCCCGGATGATTGATTTTATTTCTATCTAAAATTTCCTGTTCGTTTTCTATATTACCATAAAGCTGATGCGATAGTACAAGCGCCGGTGTATTGACATTTAACGTCAGTTTAGTGATTGACGGGAGATTGAATATTTTCTCGTCGGCGTATTTTGTCAGCTCCGCCCTAAAATCGTCCAGAGCAGAGCTGATGTCGTAGTTCATAGAGACTGCAATTAGTTCATCGTAACGGTTGATTAGATCGTAAAAAACTTCCTTCGCTTCGTCGCGTGTTTTGAAATCGAACGTTGTTAGTAGTCCTCCCCAAGCGATGCAGATATTTTGCAGGATGAATTGATTGAGGGCGTCCGCCGGTGACTCGTCGCCGGTAATCGTGATTGATTCTGCCATCGCTCGAAATTCGGCAACTTGATCGGCTGAATTGGTCGACACTCCTGATGTTCCTAGTGTTGCTCCGAACGTCAAAACGTCCTGCAGTTCGTTCGCCAGGTTACTCACATCAAACGCCAGTTGATCACCACGACTGTTGATGTTCTCGAGTGTCCGTTGGAAATCGGCGACACTTCCGACAATCCGTCTGGTTTCTGTGATCAGGGAAAGCCCTTGATCGATGGCTGTCTGTGCGTCGCGTGCTAATTCGTAGGGAACCGACGTAACGTCATAGACAGTCTCGAAGCCTTCACGTATACGATCAAAAGTGGTTGGTTGAATCTGTTCAATATTTGGTTCGGAAGGTAGTTCGGTGATGACGTCCTGTTCGCCGGCTTCAATAAAATGGATAGTGAAGTCGGTTATATTTTTTGATGTGGCTTTGTTGGATGTACGAAGCCTTGTGACATCAACTTGAAGGGTTCCATAATAGGGATGAATGAGGGTTCCGGTGGTTCCCTCTTCAACCGCTTCGCGTAGATCCTGAGCTTGAAGTAAATGGTCGCTTCCAAGTAAAAAGCCCTGGACCTGAAAAACTCGTCCGGCTCGACCTAAACGCTCGTTGTCGGGTACATCTTTCCCCGGCGATTGGTGTATCGCGATACGGTTGCCGAACTCGTTGTCAGCGTTCTGGATGTGGAAAGAAATCCCTTTATAGCTCGCCTGGATCATTTCCCCTCCCAAAATGCATCTTGCCAGAAACGTCCAGTATTAATTTCGGTTTCGATGTTGACGTTTTCACCTTCAGTCAACATTGCTCTAGCACCTGGCGGAAGGTTTTCAAATTTTACGGTAACAATAGAATTATTTTTGAGTTGATAACTACGGGCATCATCTAGCCAGTCTTTATCTGTAAAAAGTTGGGCTAATTTCTCTTTGACTTGTGCATATACACCAGCCCCTCCCAGCGGTCCGGTTGAAAATGGTGTTCCTTGTAGACCTAGCATGTAGGCAGTATTTCGGGTCCTAGTGCCTCCAACGTTTTTAACTGTGGCAATAGTGTCGGTGATCGCTGCTAGGGCTATTGCGATTGGTCCGAGTGTTGCTTTTGCAGCCCATAAGAATTTTGCGAATGTCGCAGCGCTTCCAGCGATTCCAGCCATTAACGGTGCAATAGTTTTTACTGACCATACAACGCCGGCGAGTCCAAATATTCCAGCACCTACTCCGGCAAGTCCAGCTCCTCCCCAAAAAACAGCATCCAGAATTTTCGGATTTGTTTCACCCAAATCACGGAGGGCTGAGGTCAGTTCTTGAGTTTGTGTTGTTAGGATAAATAATGGGCTTCCCTCTGTTCCTGGACGCATGACTGCAATTTGTAACTCTTCGAAAGCTGACTTTAGATTTTTGAGTTCACCTGCCAAACCTTTGTTCATCTCTTTAGCGATGTGTTCACTCAGTCCACCGCTGTTGATTAATTCGAGATTGAGTTTTCGAAGAGCTTCTGATCCTTGATTGACGAGACCCTGCATTGCCGGACCGGCCCGTTCGCCAAAAATCGCCAGCATGTCGGATGCGGTAGCACCGGATTTTTCCAGTTTTTCAACGAGGTTTATATAGCCTTTGACATTTCCCTCGCTGTTAACAAAATCCTCGCGTTTCAGTTTGAGACGCTTGAGTGCTCTGATTGCTTCGCCAGAAGGTTTAGCAATTTTTGATAGCATCCCGCGCATAGCTGTTCCGGCCATGGTGCCCTGGATGCCGGCATTTCCAAGTGTGCCCATTACAGTAGAAACTTCGGTCAGAGGGATTTTCATTCCGGTCGCTGATGTAGCGACCATTTTCATTCCTTCACCGAGCATGTCAAGGGTTGTGTTGGTGCTGGTAAATGTCCCTGTTAAAACATCGCCGACCATGTTCATTTTGTCGGCTGAAAGATTAAAGCCGGTCAGGATATTGGAGGCAATGTCTGCGGACCTGCCGAGTTCTTCGCCGGCTGCTGCAGCTAAATGTAAAATGCCAGGCGTCGCCGCAAGGGTTTCATTTACTTTAAACCCTGCCATTGACTGAAAAGCCATCGCGTCAGCGACTTGTCCGGCACTGAAAACGGTTGATGCGCCGAGCTTTCTTGCCTGTGATGACATCGCGGCAAACTGTTCAGTGTTGGCTTTCGATAAAACTTTCGCCTTGTTCATCTTGGCTTCGAAACCCATCGCTGTATTTGTAGCCAGCGTACCGGCGATCAGGAGTGGAGCGGTAACTTTTCGTACATAAGAGCGTCCCATTCGGGAAACATTTTTGTGGAGTTTGTCAGCGTTTTTCGCTACAGACCCAAATGCTGCCTGTGAACGATCCTGTCCGCCAATAACAACCATGAGACGCTTGAGTGCCATTTAAATATCACCTCTTTGTATTTTTAAAAATTCAACTGCACGGCTAAACCAATAGTGGAGATCGTTGATTCCCATGTTGTCGATCTCACTCGGCTGGATGTGCAATACTCCAGCGATAAACGAAATCCATTTGTGGATATTGCCCATCAGCCATTCTATGTCATAAAAGGGATAACCACCTGAACAAGTTGATTGACGTCGTTAAAGGATAGGCTGTCTATAACCGACCCGGGTTGATTGCAAATTCCTTTTGCAACTTGAAGAACATCGCCCAGTCCGTATTCGGTCACTCCTTTAGCCTTTGCTGCCTCAAGTGCTGCAATGCTGGAATAAACTGGAATTTTTAGATGACGAAAATCTTTTGCAGTCGGCTTCCGTTCGATAACGATCTCAGTAACCATTTCGCTTTCGGTCAATTTGATCGGACTATCCAGTATGATCGTGATCGGTGGTTCCTGAATGTCTGGAACCTCTTGCGATTTCTCTTGGGAGTTCATTATGACCATTCACCTTTCTTGCCTGTGAATTCAACAGGAAGTTTGTTGTCCTCGGTGTTGAAGTTCCCGTCACCGGTGTGGGTAGCATCGGAAAGGATAAAGATTTTCCCGTTGCGGGTTTCGGCCATTATAGTGGCACCATCAACATCAAGGATGTTCTTAATTTTGGTTTCATCCTCAATTATCAAGTCGCCCTTGATTGATCCAGCGACCGGTTCAATTTTGTGACCGACGAGACCACCATTTCCTATGATGGGTTCTTTTTTATCGTGTGACACTTGCAACTCAAAACTGCCCTGGGTTGGATAGGTCACACCATTTATTGTCAGTTTTTTTAGTCCTGCTTTCATTTCTTTCTCCGATTGTGGGCTGCGGCATAATTGCCGCAACCCAATTTTCGATTATCGAATTAATCAGGGAGATTAATTTTTTTTTATAACAGATATTGAATCAACGCCGCACCAACTCTGAACTGATTTACCAGGTCAGGTGACAGGTAGAATTCAAGACGATTCGGGTCAGTAGTTGAACGTGTGACGGTTAATTCGTCAATGAATTGATCAGGTGCCTCGACAAGTCCGAGTGTTTCCCATCCACGGAAGATTGAAATTACCTCAGTTTTTGCAATCATCGGGGTAATAACCTGCTGGCCTGTTGGGATGTTGGCTGTATCGTTCATCAATTTTGCGCGTGGATACTTAGTCAGGAAGGTATTCCTGAATGACCATCTCAGATAACGCAATGTTAGAATCGTGTTCATGTCGAGGAAAGCTGTATCAGCTGCCCCTGCCGCATTGGTCTGGTAGGTTGTGATCACCCGTTCAATCAAAACCTTTCCTGCGTCGGTGACGGTGAATGTGCTGATCCCGTCATAGAGAAGCGTGTTGCGTTGGGTCTGTGTGTAGATGTCAGCATCTGCCGGCGGGAGAATCCCTTTTTCTTCAAGTGTTTGGAATGGTCTCGCAGGATCAAGACTTGCCTCGTCGGCGATAATCGCGGTCAGCCCTGCAGCTCGTTCCCATGGGGAATTTGGAATGCCGTTATTATACATGACAACAGTGTGTTTTGAATTTCGAGCGTTGCCGTAGGTCGAGTAAGCGCCGAAGTTCGCGGCACGAATGGCGGTGATGCAGGTTCCCTCGTTGGTTTCGATGGGACCGTAACGATCGTCAAGTTCACTCTCCATTGCGGTCATGTTGGTCGCATCGGTCCATGGCATACTGAAAAGCTGATACCAAGTGTCGCCTATAACGTCGATAGCATCCTGAACGTCGGGATTGGTTGCGCCACTTGCCATCGCTGTTAAAACAGCTGTGATGCCTGCCGGAAGTTCTTGACCTGAGTAATAGTTGAGACGGAAATCGATGTCGTTTCCGCATTCGCCTTTATTCCTGGCAGTCAGGGTGACTGTTCCTGAATCAGCAGCGGCAGTGACCGGTAGCGTCGTTTCGGCATTGATTGCGGCTGCGACGGCTGTCGCAACTGCTGCGGCTGCATCGCCGGATGTGACTGACGCGGTGACCTGGACACCGTTGATCAGGATATAAACGGTTCCGTCGGCTGTCGCAGTACCTGTGAAGGCAATAGTTCCGGTTGCGGCAACTGCTGCGGCTGCATCATCCAGTGCGATCATGTGGAGTTCGGCTGCCGGTTTATTGGCGAACCATTTCACAGCCTGTTGATGAAGAATGGAACCTTCACCGAATTTTGTGGCCGCTTCGTCGGCTGACGAGACTGACTGGACAATTGCTTCGGCGATAGTGCCGGCTGCAAGTCGCTGTCCAATGATCAAAACTTTGTAGGGCAGTGTGCCTTGTGTCTGAACTGCCCGGCTGCCGTCAATTTCAACGGCAAACATTGGTGTTCGCATCGCGGGAATACTCATCTATTCCCCCTTTCCTGATTTTGCCGAAACGGGTTTTGCGGATTCGGCTTTATTGGATTTTTTCTTTTTCAAACGAATTAATGATCCGTCATTTACTAACTTTTTGTAAAACGTTTTCATCGGCACGGATTCACCTTCCGGTTGGTCGCTGATTAATTTTCCGTTTGGGTGACGGACTGTCGTTCCGAGTGGTCGCTGGACATACATTTTAATTCTCCAGATTTATTTTGTTTTTCGGATTATCGTCATTGCTATTTGAAACTGCCCATGTGCTTTCCAGGTCAGTACTGCTGGTTTCGCGTTCATTGGCAAGGGGTTCGCTCTGCCATTCAATTTCAACGTTGATCGTTAGTGCATCGGCCAAATATTCGCTTTCACTTGTTTCCAAGGAGAGAGCTTTGGTGCCTGTCATATTTATGTGGTCGGCATAACCATCCAGTAACGGATTTTTTTCGAGCGCGTTTTCAATTTCTTCAGCGAAATCGTCAAGAACATCATCAATATTCACGTCCTTGATGCTTTCCTTTTTATCAAACGCCGCGACGGTGATCACAAAAACTGATTCTCTTTTGTATCTTCGTGGTGAATATTGTTTTCCGTCGCTGATTTCATCAGAAAACGAAACGATAATGCACGGCAGATCGCCTTGTCTGATCTGCTTGACTCTGCCATTGAAAACCTTATTCTTGACGATTTTCGCTTCGGTCAGGATTTCGACAAGCTTTTTTCTAATCTGTTTGCGTCCGTGCATTTTTACGCTCGTTTCAGGTAGATTTCAGTCATCCCCAGGTTGGTGCCTGGCACCCCAAAAACATTGTATCTCAATCCCTCAACTATGACTTGATCTCCTTCGACCGGCTGAGGGTGAATTGATTTCGCTTTAATCAGAATTCGCGGATGTCCTGCCATAACCTCAAGCCCATCCATGCCGATAGTGTCGAAGTCGTTATCGAACAGTGCTGGAATAGTTTGAGACGTATTGTCGCGGCTGTGGTGATACGTGATATTGATCGCGAATTCATCTGTGTTGAAAAAGAGCTCATCCATATCCTGTTCGAGCATTTTCTGAAAATCATTTCGCTCGATGGTTGTAACTGTCGGCGTTTGGACGTTTTTATTTGATGGAATAGAATTCATTAGAGTTCAAATATCCTGTCAGGGTTGCTATTCCATTGAATCGGGATATTTTCGCCGGTCGGCGTAATTGGGAAAACAGTGTCGTCGTCAAGCCAGGCGATTAATCTCGATTCCTCGTCGTTCTCGTTATATTGGGCGATCAGCAGTCCAACTATTTCTGAACCGCTGACCGCTTCGAATGTGACATCATCCGCGTCAGCATCTGGACCTGACACGGTTTTTCCTGTTAGGAGTTGTTGGGAAACGATCGCGCTTTGTGTTACATCAGAAAGGAACTCGTCGTTTGTGATATCCGGACTATATTCGGCTGTGATCAGCATGGCGGAAATACTATCGTTCAACCAATCGATTTTTCCGGTCAGAAAATTTTCAAGTCCCTTTTTAAAAAGCGCGTTCATTTATTACTCCTGATTATTAGAGTTGATCAACTCAACTGCCTGATTGATCATTCCTAGTGCTTCTTCGTCGCCGATACCTTTGACCTCGGCAATTTTTTCGGGATCGGCGCAGGACAACTCCTCAACGCTATTGATCCCAAGTTTGATTAGCTCGGTAGCAGATTTTTTTCCAATGCCGTCGATATGACATAAGTCTGCAATCTTTTCCTTGTCGGGATCGGCGGACCTGGAAGCGTGAAGGGCTTTAATGCCTTCCGGGTAATCCTTTTTCTCGAAGGCTTCGACAATCACAGACTCTGCCATTTCAGCTCGTTTGATTGCATCGTCTTCGTCGACCAAGTCGGCAACCAAATCTCCAAGTTCCTGATTGGCCTTAACTAGATCAGCGGCTTTGTAGACTACTCCGTCGACGGTAACTGTGTCGGCGCTGGATTTTTCGACTGTCGGTGGCTGAAAAGAGCTGATCTTCTTCTCTTCCTTGGCGGCTTCAACTTGATCCGCTTCGAGCGCATATTCAGAATCGATCAGGGATTCTGCGTCCTTCTTTGTGGCGTCGAATTCAGCGCCCGGGGCAATATCTTTATCCTTGTAAACAAGGGTGGTGTTTGTAATGTTGATAAGTTTCACGATTTACCTGCCTATCTGACTTTTGCGCTGAAGAGTGTTTTCGGCTCGTGGAAAATCGGAACTGCCGCACGTTTCAACATCAAGTTTGTGATTTCGTCATCCTCTGATTTTTTCCAGGGATGAACGAAGTCTTTTTCAAACTTCTTGGCCCGTTTATCGTTCGGCCAGGCAAAGTGGTTGATGTTGAGTGTTTTGGAATTTCCGAGGAGTACACGGTAATCATCGAGGAAGTCGGTAATTGCGCCGGTGTCTGGATCTTCATACGCACCATGATGGACGTAGAAACGGAGATTGATCGAGCCGTCAGCAATTCGGCCCATATAAACCAGGTCGCCTTCTTCGGTCCATTCGGGTGAAATCTTTCCGAGTTCGATGTCTCGATTGTTTAACATGCCGGTGAAGTCGGTATCAGCTTCCAGGTACGCCCATGCATTTGCTTTCATAATGCAAATATTCGGACGTTTTTTACCGTTGCCTGCAATGGTGTTGCACCATGTTTTTAGGTTGGCGTAGGGTGAAACTCCAGTTTCGCCCCAACGGGCTGTTGTTGTCAGAGTGACTTTATGGGCGGTCAGCATATTCATACTGATAATCTGACTTACCCCTCGGCCAGTTGCTGTGATCTGTCCGTCCTGCCAGGCGCGGGAACGCATCCATTCAAGTCTACGTTCAGCACGTTCAAAGAGGAGTTGATAATCGTTTTGCAGGAGTTCAGCCTCTATCGCCATTGGATCAAAGTCTTCGGCGTACTGATGGGATCCTGCCTGAACACCTTCGACGTCCTCTGTGGTCAGGACCGTTTTTTCTTTTGTGGTTGGTGGTGTGAACTCATCAACAACGTGACCATCGCGTTCAACAACAACCGCTTCACCTGTTGATTTGGCGTATGATGCGAGGCTTTCTCGACCTTCAACTGAATGGACTTCGATTGTCTTTGTAGGCCAGACTTTGTCATCAAAGTTCATCAGTTTGCCGATGGTTGCAACAAGAGGTAGCGCCCCTTGCTTAACCATTAAAATGCTCTTTCGAGTGAGCAAACTTGCGTCAGTCATTTTGTATATTCCTTCTGTGTTGTTCTCGTCGTGGGAACAATTGCGTTAAGAGGTCCGGGCGTTGCAGCGCCCGGACTTCGTTATTCAATTCGATTAATACTGTTGTGATGCACGAACGAAAATGCCTCGAGCGCGAAGCAGTGAGCGGAAATCGTCTGCATCAGAACCGTCAGCGAAAACCAGTTTGTTCTCGTTGACAACGCCGCTTTCAATACCAGCTGTCACAACATCCGCTGAAGATGCGTCGTTGGCTTCTTCGAGGATGACAAGGTCCTCTTCCTGGCTACCGTCAACAGAGTCTTTGTTGGCGAGTTTGTACTTGCCGGATCCGGCAACGACCGGGATTGTGAAAACATCACCGATATCAAAATCTTCGGTTCCATCGGCGATACTGAAACCGATGAACTCGTTCGCGTATACAGTGCCAACAACAGCGTCATCCAGACGGATACCGTCAGGATCAACCACCTTGAATGTTCCACCGTTTGTCGCTTCAGTAATACAAGTGATGACATAGTTGCCGATTTTGCTTTTAGACTTCAGGGCTTCACCGGACATCACACCGTTCCCGGTGTTTGATCCACCGACAACAGTTGTACCAAGGGCCTTGGTGATCTTTCCCAATACTGACCCGAGGGTAAGGTTCTGCCCAGTCAGAATTGTGATTGGCAGTGTGTGCCCCCGTTTGGTTACCAGATTATTGGGGTTGTAAGTCGTACTCATTTTTTCCTCACTATTTGTTAGTGATTTGATTTTGTTTCAAACAATTTTGGATAGCTGGAAAAGCTTACTGGTTACATCCTGGCTGCCTGTCTTTCCTCTTTCTTTGCTCTGGCTTTTCTGATGGCAGTCAATGCAGCCGCTTGTTTGTCATCGTCACTCTTTGCGTGTGCAGGAGTAACGTCTGGTAAATCGCCCGCGTCAGCTTCCAGGTTGGCGAGAATGTCGGCGCCCTTTGCCTTCATTTGTTCGTGTTGGGCTTTGATGACCGAGGTTTCTGTTGCTTCCGGTTTGAATTTTTCCTCGGCGACAAATTTTTCGAATCCTGGTAATGCAGCAGCTTCGATGTCCTGAATGCGTTTACGTTCAGCTTTTGCACCTTCAGTGATTCCGTCGTTTTTTGCCGCTTTCAGTTTCTCAGAGAAACCGCTTTTTGCATCCGTTTTACCCTGCTCATAAATCGCTTTATAAGTCTCAGGATATTGAGCCTTGAGTTCTTCAGGTGTCATTTTCTGACCTCCGATTTTGTTTGTAGAATTTTTATTTCTGGTTTTGTTAAGTTCTGCGATAACGTCCTCTTCGCCAGTGACAATAGCGTCAATCATGCTGCGTTTTAATGCTTTACTTGCGGAAAAAAAACTGCCTTGTCCGTATTTTTCGTTTACTGTTTCAATTGAAACGCCACGATTCTTAGCAACGTTTTCAGCGAAGTTTATCCCGATTTCATCGACCACTGCCTGAATGGCTGCCGCTCCGCCTTCCGTAGCAGGACTTTCACCCTTTCGTGGAGAGTTACTGGAAACAAACGTCAGTTCTTTTAACCCTTCCATCTCTAAGGCTTTTGAATCGTCCATGTAGGTCGCAATACAACCAATACTGCCAGTGAGTGAATTTTTCTGTGCATAGACTTTTGAGGTTGCTGAACCCAGCCAATAGGCTGCCGAACACATCAGATCCTCAACAAAGGCTACAATGGTTTTTTTGTGGCGTGCCTCAAATATCATTTTTGAAAGTTCTTCACAACCGGCAACAGCGCCACCGGGGCTATCAATCGAAAGAAGGATTGAATGAATCAAAGGATCTTCGATGGCGGTTTTCAGTTGACCTGCGATGGATTCATATGAGGTTGCTCCACTGATGCAACTAAATAGGTCAGCGTGTGGGATTAATGGTCCATGAATTTGAATAATGCCGATTCCATCCCGGACCTTTAAGGCATAATTTTCTCTGTGTGTTTTTCCTGTTTCCTTCAATAGGGCATCAATACTGCCATCTCGATGGGCTATACTCAATACCTTTTTGTATGCATCTTCGGTCATTAGCCAGGTATTTTTCATGAGAAAGTTTATTGCACTGAATTTCGACATTTTATTTTTCCTCTTTCGCTGATTGCTGGACGTCCGGATCATCATCACCGTAGTTTTTTCCACCCGGTTTTAAACCGTGTTCGATTAAAAGATTGTTTTCACGTTGAAGTACGGAAGGCGTGTTTTGCCAGTCGTCATTGCCGAGACGTTGCGCCTCAGTTTCGTGCGTTGACAAATTGGCATCAATGCGTTCACGTGCGGCCTTGGTTTCCTTTAATGGATCAAGTTGGCCTTGACCTCGTCCGGTCCAGGTAGCGCTGCACCATGCGTCTCGGATAATGGGATCGCTAAAAAATCCCGGAGCCTGAACACGTCCAGTTGCAATAGCTTCAACGAGGAAACGTTCATAAACCGGCTGACAAAATTTATCTATCAGGAATGACCGTTTATCGCTGAAAAACTTCCAGGCTTCCTGGATGGCTGCCCGGCTGGCTGAATAACTGGAAGTGAAATGCTGAGTTAGTACCTCAAAAGTGATGCCGGTAGATGCAGCGATCTGTTTCACAAGGGCATTGAAAAACGGTTCAAATTTTCCGGACGGACGACTCGGGTCGGCCATGTCTATTGACTGACCATCATCAAGTTGAATCATTGTGCCGGATCCCATCTCGATTCCGTCCAGAGAGTTTTCTTCCTCGTCGCCAACGTTTGCATTTGTATCGGCATCTTCGATGGCGTCTGCATCTGTTGTGAAATTGTGTATCGGGCTGCCGTCCGGGTTGGCGGATTTTACAAAAATGGTTAAAAATGATTGGACAACCGCTGCCATTAATTCCGCTTCGGTTAGCCGGCTTAATTGCTTTAACTCCAGCAGGACAGGTGCAAGCATTGGAATTCCGCGATGTTGGCCAGGACGTTCCCGTTCGAATACGTGAAGAATGTTCAGCTCTCCGGATCGTTCGCCATAAAGAGGAATTGTTTGATCGTCTTTGTCGAACCATTCGCCTTTTACGGGATCCCAGCTTTTAACGTGATAAGCGACAGGCTTATCGTTGACGTCGAGTTTGACACCCATTACCCAATTTTTACCGTTAATATTCCCGTGGGGATTACCGACTTGATCAGCTTCAATAATCTGGAGGGCGAGTTTGTAGGGTGACTGTTTTTTGTCGGTGTGCCTGAATATGGTGAAAACGTCACCACTCATCAGGTACGACAGAAAAACTAAGCCCTGAAGTGTTCTAAAATTATCTGTCCCGGTGGCGTCACAATGTTTACACCAATGACGGAATTCACGTTCAACTTTGCTCTGCCAGATTTCGGCTTCGTCTTGATCAATGTTTAAAGCTTTGGAATCGATACTTGCCTGCAACTTTAAACCAGGTCCAACAACGTTTGTTTTGGTACGTCGCAAGGCTGCTGTCGCGATAGGTGTATTCATATATAGGTCGCGGGCACCGGCGCGTAATCCTTCGGACTTGCCGACAAGTTCACCGTCTGCGGTGTACCTGGAAGGTGACCATTTGATCATTGAGTGCTTACGGGATCCTGGATGATTATATCCGGACGCCATCACTTGAACCATACCTCGGGCAGCTGCCCTTTTTGCGCCCTGAACAGGGTTGAAGTAACTGACAATTCTGTCGACGATATTTGAACGGGCTTTATTCATTAGCTTTTCCAGTTATTTCGAAATGACTGACGGGCTGAAAGAACCTTTCCGACCGCCTGTCCTAGGGTTGGTAGACCGTTGAAACCGAGTGAACGAAGATTTTCGCCCAGGGATTCCCATTCTGTTAAAACGACGAACATTGCTAATACGAAATGGATATGCCTCATCCACGAATAGAGATAAATTCCGGACGGAAGTGTTTCGCCATAAACGCCTAACTTGTAGCACATCAAGGCTACCAGGTATAAAATCAGGTAGCCGACGATCTTTCGGACACCTTTGACGCGCATCTGATAGCTGGAATATTCGCCTCTGCCAACAGCTGCAATTGACCCGGTAATGAAGTCGATCAGGATGATAGAAGCGACAGGGATGTGGAGCATCGGAAACGGACCAATTAGATAATTCGCAATTGCTCCTAATACCCCTATCGTTAGTTTTATAGCCGCAAACTCAGACCATTTTCCAAGCATGTCGGTCATTGCTTTATCCTGTTATTTTGGGATTGCCCGTAAAACTGACTTTTTGGAACCTTCCAGCCTTGCGACTCGATTCTCCCATTCCTTACGCCCTTTGATTATTTCTTGCAGATCCTCGCGGGTCATTGTCCTGATAGAATTGCCCTGGACGATTTTATAAGATTTGCCAGCAAGGATTGCCGCTTCTGCTGTCATATATTTCGCAAGCATTGATTTTGCTTCAACTAGTTTTTCTGTAGTTGTCACGATGCAACTCCCCACCGGTCAGCGCCTACGTAGACCTGGAGATGTAAATGGATGTTATTTCCTTTACCATGGAGGTACGCAACCTTCTTCTCTGGACGAGCTTTGTCGTATTGGAAGTGACGGTTTATTTCGGCTTCGAGTTGTTTGGCTTCACCTGCTAAAAGGTTGTGAACTCGAATATCAACTCCTCGCCAATATCCATGGACGCCTTTGTCGCCTGGACGATGAATTGAAGTGATGACAGCGAGGACGTTATACTTGATTGCCATCAAGGCGGCTGTATAAAGCACAACGATAATCATCAGGGGATGAAGTTCACTGCTTTCCCATTGCTGCCGGATCTTGTCGTCTTTAAACCGGATCATTGTCGTCCTCTTTCATCCCTTTTTGAATTTCTTCATTAGCCATTACCGCAAAAGACAAAGCAGATCCAGCATTGAGTTTCTCTTCTTTCTTTTCCCATGCCTCAATGCCGTATTTCTCTCTTCCCTTCTGACTTATAACCCTACCAAGCCACCGGAAAAATGGTCGCCATTTGTCATTCGAGATTTCCTTAACGGCTGCACTTCCACCGGTAATCAAACCGATGACTGTCGAAATACCTCCGACTACAACACCTGCATCACCGCCAGTCTGAACAGCAGTGACAACTCCACTAACGGTCGCGGCAGTACCGACGACATATCCTAAAATTCTTTTTATTGCATTCATGCTGATACTCCCTTTGAGATAACTCTGGCCCGTTTTCTCTTTTTTTGAATCGGTCGTTTCCCAGCATTACCACTGATAATTTTTCCGGCTTTTTTTATTGCGGCTAAATCTAGTCGACCCCAAGCAACAGCCTGTTCAAAACCTGCCATCGCTAAAACACGACAGTCCAGTGCTTCGTTTCGTCGGCCTGATGGTAAATACCATTCAATAATTTTTTTATTTCCACGTTTAACTGTTCGTTGAATTTCGGCGGTAAGCATCTCAAAAAAATGAGGATCGTATACATCTTTTTCGGGGAAATGACAATAACCCTGACCGGGTTGTTCAATATTTAGATTTGAATAGAGAAGTTGTTTAAATTCATCAACAAATAGAATAAATGGATATACACCGGCTTGATTACGTTTTCCATATTTCGGCGCCTTTATCCAGCCTTGACCTGGCCCGCCTTTACCCTTTGATGGGTAAATATTTCTAAATTCTCGGGCCTTACAGAATTTATATACCGTTTCAGAATTATAGCCCGAGTCAATAAACGTCCAGGCTGGACGAACATGTTGCCCGTTCTCGTGTTGCCAGGGTTTTAATAAATACTCGTCAAGTTGATTCCATACTTCAGCGTGTTCTGTATCCCCCTTAAAAACGGCATAATCGATCGACCAACTTTCACGGTTTGCTGCCCATCCCACTATTTCAACCTCAAGGCGGTCTTCTTGGACATCAACGCCGGTTGTTAGAATTAAAACGTTGGCAGGAACGTCAGTAGAATATTCCTCAACTCGTTCACTAACAATTTTATCTTGTACTGATCGCCCGGTTGTTTCCCAAGGCTCACCTAAAACAGTATTTACAAACACTCGAAGTAGAAATTCATTGCCGGGTTTATTCGCGTTAATCCAATTCCTGACAGCGTCGGTCCAACTCCAAACAGGCGAATAAAGCGCATTTATAAAATAGCTCTTAATTGTTTGTTCTGGATATTCCTCGCGCCACTCGCCATTGATCAACATATCCTGTTTGAAAGATTCATCTATCAGTGCACCACAATCCTCACACAACAAATGCACTGACGTTTCGTCCAGGCTGCCGTTCTCAAGTTTTTGATATTTTATGTTTGTCCATTTTATTGTTTGGAAGGCACCGCAATGTGGACAAGGAATGTAATATTTAGCCTGACTGCCAGATTTATAAAGCGGTTTTATCCTTGATGTTTCAGCCGATCCTGGGGAACTTATTGCAAAAACTTTCTTGCTTGGGAAATTTCGGGTCCTGGCTTTTGCCAATTCGTACGGATCGCCTTCACCGTCAACATCTTGCTCAAAAGCGTCCACCTCGTCACATGCTAGATTTTTAATTGGGCGGGAACGCAATTCTGCCGCAGATTGAGTCCCGACCATAACGAGATAGCCACCGGGGAACTTCTTGTACATGATTGTATTTTCAGCATCGCGACTTTTCGGACTTCCTAGTTTTTTGGAAACTGAAACAACCAGTTCTGCTGAAGGTGCAATTCTTTCCCTGGAGAACGCCTTTGCCATGCCCTGTGTTGGTTGCACTAACATCATTGGCGAGGGATTTGTATCTGCAGTATAAAGCGCCCAATTTATTATAATTTCACTAAATCCTAGCTGACTACCCTTCATTACGAATATTTCCTGGGCTGGATCTCGGGGACTTAGCCGTTCCATGATTTCAATTAAAAATGGAAAACGATGAATATCATACCTTCCAGGCTCAGTTGATGACTCAGACGGCAACACACGGTTATCTGCTGACCACTGCCAGACAGTCTGATCTGTAGGTGGTCGCATCGCGTGTTGAAATACTAATAATAATGTCTGAATTTTATTCATAATTATGTGAATTAGGCAGCTTCAACCGCCGATTCATCTCCACTATTTTCGACTACGTCATTTAACACTAGCTGAAAATCATCCAAAACCTGGATAACCTGTTTTTTTACGATTTCTTTTATTTTGTGTTGGGTGGCTAACTCAATAATCGTTGCTGATAATGAATCGGGTATTGCATTATTTTGGTTAGCTTCTTTAAGGATTTCTGATCGAATAGATAACGCCACTCGTTCTGGAATATTCATTAGAGCTTTTCGGGTGACTATTCCGACCTCTTCCCATTTCTGAAGAACATCATCAAGGCTAACAAGTTTTCCCTCTTCCTTTTCCAGTTTTAATCGACGTGCTTCCATGTCTAAAAACTTGATAATTCGATTTACCTCGGCCGAATTTGGCATTCGATCAAGTAAAGCCTTTAATTCTGGCGGTAATTCTATTCCATCGTCGCCGGTTAAAGAATCTTCAAGTGATATTTGCTCGGTTTCTGAACCGGAGGTACTGGTTAAATCATTATGAATTAAAGAAGTTTGACCTTCATCTTGAACACCTTTTTTACACGTAGATTTATAGGTTTCGAGTTGTGTTAGCTTATCGATAAACTCTTTGCCTTGATATTCATAAGTGGTGATTTTTCCGGCCCTTATAGCCTTTGTTATTGCGGCAGCAGATACCCCGGCCAATCTTGAAAATTTAGCCTTGGTAACAAGTTCCATTCCTTTGACCTCAATCGCTGCCATAATGCTTTATAGTCTCCATAAGTAGTTAATAATTAATAAATAGACAGGTTAATTAACCTCAACATTTTCCTAAAACTAGACCGCTCTCGCGCCTTCGCGTGACCCGTAAACGGGTACTCGCTAGAAGGACCCGCGCCTATGTGGCGGTCCTTATTGCTAACTCTATGTTCTTTCTAAAATTCCATTCATAGTGAAGGTTTATATCATTCATTGCTGTTTCTTTGAAGCGCCACCGCGGTTTTATCTTCGCTTTGTCTATCAGGTTGTAAAGTGTCGCCAGTGGATAACGTTTACGTCCAGTTCGTTGCGCTATGATCAAGCTTCCCCGTTTAGTCCGGGTAATGAATGCCTTCCCCTTCCCTCGTCCTGGACGGCCTGTAATAGCTTTTCGCCCGCCCCGATACGGTTTATAGTCACGTAGTAATGATTCAGGTTTGTATGTCTTCTTTACCTTGCCAGTCTTCGTACGGTATGCTTTCCTCTTCAGATCCTTCGCTGGTGTGGCAATTGTTACCCTTCGTGGTGATCTGGATTCTCCGGTTTCATGGTCCGGCATGAATCCTGATATCTTTGGTGCCGTATAGACTGTTGCCTGGCAGAATCCATAACGGACGAGGTCGTGCTTCCTGGCGGCTGTGATACGAATCCCATTAGGAATGAATGGACCGTGAAGATTGAACTCTTTACGGGTTTGACGTTGGGTTGCGGACTGGGCGTCCTTGGCGGTGTCGGTGAGCGACTTCGCGATTGCGAAGGGGAGTTGACGTTTCGCAAGTCGGTCCAGTGAACCGGCTAACGCTTTTACGCCTTCTACTTTTACGAACGTCTCGCTCATCTTTTGTGACCTGTTTCGTTGGACATAAAGTCGCTTTTTCATTCTGCGATGGGTTCCGTCCAACCGAAACGCAGATCACTAAAAACAAGATATAAATATCCTATCTCACGCACAAGATGTAGTACGACGGAGAGCTTGCAAAAGTCCGTCGCCACAACATCTTGAAGAATTCTTCTAGATGTTTATTTGAGTTGATTCTCACAAAGAGATTCTGTAATCTTGGGTATATCACTATAATTATTAATGGAGTGTATTATGAAAAGGTTTTCGTGTGTATACGTTGTTCTTTTGATGGTAACACTTTTTGTCCAGTGCGTAGCTGTTCAAGCCCAGTCTAGTGGTTCCCTTTCAAAAGAACACAAATGGGTTGAGGATAATGTTTATGGGGGAATGAAATTTGATGCAGACTATTTTAAGGCAAAGCTTGGTAAATATGAATATCTCGATGTGCCAGGTGAACCGAATAAGAATGCTGTAGGTTATTATTATACTGATTGCGGTGTCACGTTGATTGTAGATATAGTGAAAGCCAAGGTGATGAGGTTTCATTATGACGAAAAATCAAGTGCTGAATTGTTGGCTGAAAAGCAGAAGGAGCTGGAAGCAGATTCAGGTGATAATTTAGGGTGGGAAGAAGAAGATCCTTGGCCTAAGGAAAGGCGTTGGATTTCTGATCACGTTTATCAGGGAATGGTGTTCGATGAAAAATTATTTAAGGATAATGTTGGAAATTATGAAATGCTAATAATACCAAATGTTGATCCAGAGGTTGAGCGAGTGTATTATTTTCCAAATGCTGATGTTGGTGTAATTGTTAGAATGGGTGATTTGAAGATCCAGACATGGGAATTAGGCCGTCCTGGTTTTAAAAAATTCTTCTAGAAGTGGCTCGGTGGCTCACTTTATTTTATAAACTTTTCTTAAACGGTTTTAGTAGCCCTGTACTTACACAGTTATAAGTATAGGGCTATATTATTGTAATCTATCTTTTTTTCCGCGTATTATTTGCAAATAAAAAGAGCCACTCGAGCCACTTTGCATTTAAGTGTTTAATAATATTTATTATACAGTGGCTTTTTTTGTGGCTCTTTTTGTTTGAGTGGCTGAAATAATTGAGCCACTTCTTGAAGAATTCTGCTGGATGTTATATGGTGGCCATTTTTGTGGCTCTTTTTAAAGGTTGGAAATATCCTATTTGAGCCATTTAATAATAAAAAAAAGCCACCCATTTAGCAGGTGGCTAATATTTATTTATGATTGTATTAAAAAGTAGCTTTGAGTTCAGACTGGCTTCCTCTTGGTACAATGCCAACGAAATGTCGTTCTCGCCTTCCATCTACTTGAATTCGTTTTTCGGTTATTGCCCCATCATAACTGTTCAAAAGATAACGGGCAAATGCGTGTGTAGACATTGGGCGTTGGTCTTTTCTGTATTCATTGAATTTGTCGCGTAAGAGTTTTGTGGGAATACTTTCTTTGGGGTCGAGAATACACTGTTCCTCAATAAAATCCATTAACGGGTTCTGGCTGTCGTAAATATCCTCTCTGCTTTCAAGGATTTCGGCAGGTAGTTCACCGAGGCTGTGTTTCTCCAGATATATCTGAAGTCCTTCAACTGCCCATGCGAGTATCGCCGATCCTGTCTTTTTCACATCGGATAACGAGGCTTTGAGTGACGGGTCCTCTTTTCCTTCTGGAATGCTAAACGGGAACGGGAACGGTATAAATCTCCGTTTTAACGCGCTGTCTGATGCATCCAGGCTTGGCGCGTTGTTCGCTGCAAAGATGATTAATGCTTGCATAAAAAAAGTGACCGCGGATTTTGAATGTGGGGCGCGGGCGGTAATCCAGTCACCACCGGAGAGACGTTTGAGTTTCTCGGCGTCTATACGGCGATTAGGCGGCAGTTCTGACGTGATGACAAGCCGTGCGCCCTGCATCGCCACGAGGTCTGCCCTGGGGCCGCCGGGGTTGTTTCCAAACGACTGCAGGAAAGATTCTGATTCAGTGTCTAGGCAGTATCCGCAATTACCATTGCCTAACGATGCACCGAGAATCGCCCGCATGGCTGAAAGGAATGTCGATTTTCCTGACCTGGTCGGGCCATAAATCAACATGAACTTTTCTTCAGGGTTGCACCCGATTAACATGTATCCGGCCAGACGTTGCAAGTATTGCCTGAGTTTGGCAATAGTTTCGTCCTTTACCTCTTTGATATGTCCACCGCAAACAACGGTGATAAAATCATCCCACTCTTCCGACCTGGCGTCCGCCCCCTCCCACTTTACCGGTGCTATTTTAGTCAACAGTGCATGAGATTCATGGGGTCGCAGGGTGCCGGTGGTTAGGTCCATAATGCCGTTTTCAACGTTTAACACCCATGGATCGGCGTCAAATTGATCCGCGTTGATCCAGATTTCTCTAAAGGTTGTTGCTACACGAACAATCGACGTGTACATCCGGTCGGTCGCGGATCGTCGCCACGTTTTTAAAAGGCTGGCTTGCTTTTCCTCGTCGCCGACCTTCTGGATTCTGTCGAACAGATCCTCGGTGATCAAAACTCTTACCAGGTATTTGATGTCGACTTCGGTCGTGTTTTCCCATCGTTTTCCATTCCATTTATACCAAATGTCCTGTTGGCGTTCATACAAAATTTCATGGCCATGTTTTTCAATGAATGTATTGGCGATGCCGTTCTGTGATAAATCAATAAATCCCGGATCAATCGTTCCGCCTCCGGAATGGTGGCGCGGAGGTTGGTTGTTGTTGCCGGATCCGGCTGGCTTGTAGAATATATTACAGTTGGAAATTGCTTTTTCAATCGTTGACCGTTTGTAGTCCGGACGGTTCCATTTTTCGCGCATCAATCCTGACTGCTGGAAAAGGCTGTCTATTCGTTGAAAATCGCCGCCGGTCCTGGATGCTAAATGTCCGCACAAGGCTAAATCGGCTGACGAGTGGTCGTCATCATAGGCTGACATATTGCCTGACCATAACGCCTGAATTTTATTCCCGTTCTTGCTGGCAAACATTTTGTCTAGTAGTTCAGCGTCGGTAATGTCGATCGGTTGTTTTGATTTACGGACCGGCTTTTTCCGTTCGTTGAGTCTAAGCTCTTCGTACAGTTTCGCGAGTACCGGTGTTCGTTGCTGGATCTGGTTTGGGTCTCGTGGAAACTGACCGTCTTTCGTTTTGACGTTGTAATGGTGGCCGGTGATTGTCAGGAATTTTGATTTAAAATAGACTTCCAGTTCGCCGATGCTGTATTCCGGAAATTTTTTGCGTTTGCATTTGAATTCCTTATTGACCTGGATAAAAATACGAAGCCCATCGCCGCCGGGTGATAGTTCAGTGTAGCTGTCCAGTCCGGCCAGAATCTCGTTCATTTTGGTGGACGTCATCCCTTTATCGTTGACACATTGATCAACGTCAATGCCGATGTAAGAATCGGATGGAGATAGCGCGAAGCTGATGCCATCAACGTCCGGTCGATGGTTGAAACACTTCAACGCATCTTTAAAGGTTGACCATGTTTCTGGCTTCGTACTGGACGCATGGACGAGACGTCCGCCCATTTTAACCTGAAATGGAACCCGTTGAAGATTACCGTCCTTGTTGGGCGTTAATTTCCAAACGATCCATTGAGGTCGGGCCTTCATCTCCTCCGGAATTCC